CTGCTGAATTATTAGGTCACATTACGACTGAAGATGGAAGAAAGATTCCACATTATAAAGTAAAAACTGAAACAACAATTACACATGTAGATACTGGTACTGAGTATAATTCAGAAGCAGAAGCTCAAGCTGATGTTGATAATCCAGGGACATCAACAACCGCTGAAAAGATTAGACGAGACGTAAAAGTATTTGCCCCTTCTTTAGCAGATATGTTAGGAGAAACGCCAAAATAAATAATGACAGTCGGTGTAAATATTTCACACGACTCTTCGATATGCATTAAGAAAGAAGACAGCATTGAATTTTTTGAAGAAAGTCGTTTTAATAAAAATAAATATTGGGAACCTAGTCTTCAAGATTGGGATTATAAAAGTTTTAATAAAATAAAAAACTTTAATGATGTTTTTGTTTTTACATCATTTGGTCGAGATAATAATCAAGATCAAGAAATAATAAACAATATATGTAATAAATACAAAATACAAAACTATGTATTTAATCCGTTCATGCATCACATATATCATGCTTTTGCAAGTTTTCACTGCTCATCATTTAAAGAAGCTTTTTGCGTTGTAATAGACGGAGGAGGGACACAATATCCTGATAATCAAACATTTAAAGAAACTGACAGTATTCATTATATAAATAAATCTTTTATTAAAACAAAGTACAAAAGTTACAGTAACGCAAAAAATTCTACATCGTGCTACAATCATTACGATAAAGATAAATTAATAAAACTAATAGAATCTGTAAAAAATAATTCTACAAAAGATTTATTAAATAACACTTCTTTTGTAGAAGATGGCGTTGAGCACAGGCTTACACATTTTTATAACCCAGGATTACTATTTAATCATTTATGCGCTACTATTCGCATGACTTCTGATGAAACAAAAGCCGAAGCAGGAAAAGCCATGGGTTTATCTTCTTATGGTAAAAATAACGGAAGAAGAGATGAGGACCTTGCAAAACAAGTTCAAGAAGCTACAGAAAAATACACTATAGAACTTATAGAAAAAGCTTTAACATACGGTAATACAAGAAATATTATTTTATCTGGTGGATATGCGTTAAATTGTATTAACAACTATAAGTACACACAATATTTTAAAAACGTTAATTTTTTTATTGATCCTTGTCCTCATGACGGAGGAACATCTTTAGGAGCAGCAGTTTGGTATGATCATTACAGATAAAGAAGAAGCAATTAATAAAATTTTACAACAACAAATTGTTGCTATTTTTCAAGATAGTTCTGAATATGGTCCGCGGGCCTTGGGCAATAGATCTTTATTGTTTGATCCTAGAAACAAAAACGGAAAAGATATCGTTAATAAAATAAAAAAACGTGAATGGTTTAGACCTTTTGCGGGAACTGTATTACTTGAACATGCAAAAGATTGGTTTGAGATGGGCACTATTAAGGAATCTCCTTACATGTCTTATGCTATTCCTGTTAAAGAAGAAAAGAAAAACATAATTCCTTCTATTACGCACGTTGATGGCACATGTAGAATACAAACATTGACCATAGAACAAAATAAAAACTTCTATGAGCTTATAAAATTGTTCTACAGTAAAACAAATGTTCCAATATTATTTAATACTTCTTTTAATTTAGGTGGTGAATCTTTAGTTGAAACTAAAGAGGATGCTTTAGACACTCTTAAAAGATCTGATATAAACTATTTATATCTTCCCTAAGCGCTACAAGCTTCACATTCCATCTCAGAATCTAAACCAGTTACCATAACTGTTGCATCGGAGTTATGTGGTTTACCTTGAATTGTATGTATATGTGGCACGTTTCGGTGTTCTAATAGTTCTTTGTGTAATTTTTCGTTTTCTCTTTCCACTGCTAATAAGCGTTCGTGGTAACGACTCACCTTATCAGCAAGGGTAGCTATAGCCTTCAATACTTCTTGATTTTCCATAATATCTCCTTGATTTATAATTTTTGGGTGAGATCTAATTTAAACACGTCTGTCATTATTTTCAAGTAATCTTTTTATAATTGTTTTCTTGACAGTAAATTTATGTTATGAAAGAGATAGAAAAAAGAATGGAAGCACAAACAATAGTTTTTGGACGCATGGTAAAAAAATATGAGTTACCTATGCATGAAATTAATCATCTTAATGAAACATACGAAAAAGCTAAAAAAGAATTAAAATCTTTTAATGACAGATTAGCTGGAAGGCTAGACTCCGAATTAGAAGTTACAGAATTATTTCAAAGCACTTTAGCATATCCGACCATTATTAATTGTATGATGGATTACATTAACACTTTAGAAACAGTTGGCTTATATATTGGAAATAAAGATTTAGAAATTTTAAGTTGTTGGATTAACGATATGGTAGAAGGTGAATATAATCCTCCGCATACACATCACAACAACACAGGTTATTCTACTGTATTATTTTTAAAAATTCCTGAGTATCTTGATGATACGCCAAAAACAGCTAGACATAAATTTAAAGATGGTAAATTAGGTTTTGTTAGTCATGATGGAATTCATACAATATGGACAGAACCTAAAGTTGGAGATTTTTTTATTTTTGAAGCTCAACATCAACATTGTGTTATGCCATTTAAAACTAAAATAAAAAAAGAAATTAGAAGGTCAATGTCTTTTAATTTCTTACAAAAATCACAAGTTTAAAGTGTTAAATAAGAAAGTTACTTTTTGTGCTACAAATAAAGAAATGCTTGATGTATGGCCACATCCAAAACCTGCATCAAGATTTATTCCTAATGAATATAAAAAATTAGAAAGGTTTAAAGATGGTAATTACGGTGCTCCTACGATTAAGACATGTATTCCTTTTTTAGATTCTTTAACAATGGGTTACATAATACCTTTTGATCAAGATTATTTAATAGATCCTGTTGAAGATGATTTCGGTGTTATTCCTGCAAATAGAGAACCTGGTGATTTTGGCTTTCATAATAAAAGTCAACTTCCAAAAGAATGGGAAAAACAAACTGGAGCTAACGCAGGAAAATTTCATAATAAATGGTTAATTAAAACACCTCCAGGTTATAGTTGTTTATTTGTTAAACCTATGAATAGAATTGAACCAAGATTTGAAATTATAGCTGGTGTAGTAGATACAGATACTTACATTAATTTAATTAATTTTCCCTTTATTTTACATAAAAAAGATGAACAGTTTATTATAAAAAAAGGAGAACCAATGGTTCAAGTAATTCCTTTTAAAAGAGAATCTTATAAAATGTGGTCTGGTTTTTATTTAGAAGAACTTCACACTAAGACTTTAAATTTTCTTGGAAGTAAATTTATAGATAGATATAAACAAATGTTTTGGAAAAAAAAGATATATAAATGATAGAGATTTCAAATTATATTAAATTATACGAAAATATTTTAGACAAAGAAATTTGTGCTAATATAATTAAAGATTCAAATTTTTCTGAATTTGAAAGAGCTGCAGTTAACGGTGTTGATGGCCCCGAAGCTATGCCTGAAGCAAGAAAAGTTTATGACAAAACATTAAATAGTAAGTACGACAAAGATGTTTTTAATTCAGTTGGAAATATACTTAAAAAATACAAAGAAGATATTGGTCATTTTTTTACTGGCGCTGAATGTGTCGACACAGGTTACACTCATTTATTATATAAAGGTTCTGAGGGTGGAAAATACACAACCCATATTGATTCTTTTGAAAGAGAACCACGATTAATAAGCATATCAATACTTTTAAATGATGATTTTGAGGGAGGTAATTTTTGTTTTTTTGATGAAATGATAGTTAAGAAAAAAGTTGGAAGTGCTGTTGTTTTTCCAAGTAATTTTTGTTTTCCTCATGGAGTGCTTCCCGTTTTCAACGGAGATAGGCATGCAGTGATTACATGGATGCGTTAAAAGAAAAAAAATATAAATATGTAAAGAACATGTTGTCTTTAGATATAGTTGATTTTTTAACAACTTGGAGTTTACAACATTTTGGTCCTGGAGATAAAGATGTTCCTCTTTCATCTGTTCATCATTCACGAGACTCTGATATATTTAAACACGTGACTCATTATCTTTTACCTATTATGGAGAAAGAAACTAATTTAAAATTAAAACCAATATACTCTTATAATAGAATTTATATGGGTGGTTCTGAATTACTAAAGCATAAAGATAGACCTGAATGTGAAATTAGTGCATCAATAACTTTAAAATATTTTTATGAAGATAAAAATTATAAATGGCCTTTGTGCATGGGAGACATTCCTATAGCCATAAATTCAGGAGATGGTGTTATATATAAAGGTTGTGAGGTGCCTCATTGGAGGCCTGTTTTTAATCAACCAAAAAGATATTGGCATCATCAACTATTTATTCACTATGTAGATTTAAACGGACCTTATAAAAACCTTAAAGAAGAAGATTAAGAATAATTACTGTCGTAATCTCTCCAGCTTTTATCCGTAGGAGTTCCGTCAGCTTCCCAAGCTATTTCAGCTTCGTTTATTTGCAATTGTCTAGTTTCAGCCCACACCAATAAATCAGCTATTGTTGTTGATCCAACTGCATCACTTGTAGCATTCAAATCAGTATTACCCGCCATATTTCCAGTCGCAGGATCTTTTGTTTGTATTTCATTTTGTCCTGGTAGATTATTCCACAATACACAATGAATAGTGTTTGGACACCATGCGTCTACCCAGTTTTTACCTTTGTCTGCCCATGCAATTAGAAAAGAATCATCTACTAAAATTGAGTCGCCATTTAAAATTACAATTTGTGTTGCCATCAATATCTCCTAATGTTTTATAATATAGTTAACCACCACAAAAGGTGAAAATGAATTTGTCCCTGCCGCTGTTACAGCGCCAGTTAAACTTGTTGTAATATTACCAGTTAATGTTCCTGATAAAGTATGAGTGTGATTGTGACCAGTTCCTGAACCTTGTGTTTCATGTAATGCATTTTGAGTACTAGGTGCACTATAAACAGTGGAACCCGTTCTTTCAGGAGAAGGAGTAAAGTTAGGGTGAGAAAATTTACCTGTAAACTGGTTAGGAGAACTACCTCCAGAAGCAGTTGGGTGTGTATGAGAAGCTAACTGAGCTGTAGTCAATGATGTATTAGCAATACTTCCTGTTACAGTTACAGATTGGTTTGTAGCATTAGTTGCAGCTTGGTTATTAGTTACCGCTACTGTTACTGTATTTGCTCCACCTGTACCAGCTAAGTTATATGTATTACCATCAAAACCTTGTGGCATTTTACCTTGTAATTGAGGAACGTTAAATGTTGTTGAACCATCACCAGATCCATAAGTTGTAGAAACTACAGCAAATAATTCTGCATAGGTTGATCTTGATACGGCTGCACCGTTACATAATAAGTAACCTGCTGGAGCTGTAGCTTTTGTCCAAGGCTTAATCGCGCCTACTTCACTTCTGTTTACTATATCTTGTAAGTTAGCCATTAATCGTTATATTTCAACCTCCATCCATTGTCTGCGTTTACATAAACGAGAGCAATGCCCGCACTGTTAGTGCTTATTGTTAAATCTGCAGCTGATCCTTGTATCTTCTGAGAGTTACGACCCACTGTACAATTGTTTGTACCAAAAGTTCCTTCTGCGTCAATAATTTTTACTTGATTACCAATTGAAGGAGAAGCAGGTAAAGTTATTGTTACTGCACCGCCAGATGTATCAACAAATAAATTGTCACCATCTGATGCTGTATAGTTACCAGTTTTAATTGACCAAGCTTCACCTAAACCAGCTAAAGAAAAAATATCATACCAGTTAGTTCCGTCAGTAGCTAATAATCTATATTTACCATTTACAACAGTTACAGTGTTTCCTGAAGCACCTAACCTTGCAGAAATATCTGCGCCACCAGAAATGTTATTATAAATACCAACAGTTTTTTGTGTAGTTGGAAATTGTAAAGTATGAGTTGTAGAAACTGTTCCTGTTAAAATTAATTGATTTTGTCTAGCTTCATTGTTTGCTTGAGATTGTGGACCATCGCCGTTTGTTAGCGTAGTTGAGGTCCCTGTGGTAATTGCTTTAGCATAAACACCAGCAATAGCATATTCAAAAACTTGAGAGAAATTGTTATTTGTAATAGTACCCCAAGTACCAGAATTTTCTCCTGATGTTTGTAGCTCTATTCGTAAACCAGTTGAATAAGTTGATGCCATTTAATCTCCTAATAAAGTTTTAATTATTATTTTAAAGTTTGTCAAAACTTTTTTATGCAGCTTGATGGACTTCTGTCCAACTTATGGCTGAGTTAGAGTCATCTACAACGGACCAGAAGGTTCCTTGTAAATTACCTGTGCTTATTGTAGCAGAAACTCCAGTCGGTGTAAAGCTAACATCTGTGCGAATATTTAATATACCTGAAGATATTGTAGCGGATACGCTAGGTGCTTCATAACTTGTTTCTTGAGTCTCATCACCCAAAGAAGAAGTCATTGCTATACCTGTTAAAGATACAATTGCTCCTGCTGTTGTTGTAGGGCTTCCAGATGATGATGTCAGCCCATTAGCTGTAAACTGGTTTGAATCTTGAGAAGGAGTATTAGCTTGTCCCCCCATGCCTGAGTGATTAGTACAATAATAATATAAAGTAGGTGCATCAGCAGCTACTGTTATTTGTGTATACGCTCCTGCATTACCTGGAGTTCCATTTGTTGTTACACCCGTTGTATATTCTGATCCACCACCATGAGAACCGTCAGATGTTGTGCTAAATCGTAAAGGATGTCCAGAGTTACTTGCTGCAGATTGATCAAATTTGTAAGTATTTCCTTCCGCTAACTCTAAAGTTTCTTGTTGAACTCCATCTATAAAATATTTATTGCCTCCTGAAGTTGCTACAACAGTTACTGTTTTTGTTACAAGTCCACCTACACCAACAACATTAACATCTATTTCAACTCCTTCAGTTCCTAAAGTGCTGGTTAATCCTACACCAGTTGGTGATACAATAGCATTTCCTGTTATAACTTCTGTACCAAGACTTGTAGTAATAGCATTTCCTGTTGGAAAAGCTGTTTTACCAATTTCAATAGCTACAGTTCCTACAAGTGCATCCATTTCTGGTTCACTTGCAGCTACAATGGTTAATTGTGAATCTCCTGATATGGAGAATGTTCCTATTGATGATGTGGCTGAAACACCAGTTGCTTGAGCAAAACCACCTATAACACCTGTAGTGCTTGTTAAACCAAGACCAGTAGGTGTTATGTTAAAGTCAGCGGTTGCTGTTGAAGTTCCTATGGAAGAAGTTCCTTGAACTCCTGTTAATGCATAAGATTGAGCAGTTGTATTCCAAAGATTGTCATTCCATCCGATAGTGACACCACTATCCCCAGCTACACCTCTATCCCATCCAGATTGAAAAACACCTGTGGCAGTCTCATCACCAAGTGATGCTGTTGTTCCAATACCAGTTAAAGTATGAGTTGAAGAACCTGTTACAGTTTCGGTGCCAAGAGTTGATGTGATCGCATTACCTGTAGCAGATGCATTAGCAACACCTGTACCAACAGCAGTTCCTGTCGTAGAGGTAGTGCTTACACCAGTAA